GGTTGGACGAAAGGTCTATCGACAGCGCCCCTTCGTAGACGCTGAAGAACGGCCCGCCGGCCAGCCCTTGGCTGTAGAGCTTCGCCGGGAGCATCGGCACTTGAAGGCCGGCCCCGGACGCCGCAATGGCCGTGTCGGTGCTGATCGGCGCGACGGTCAGGTTTTCGTGAGCGAAGAACCCCGCCGGCGCGCCGGCCTCGATCACGGCCTGCGGCGTGTAGAGCGCCGGCCCTTCGGTTTCGTCGAGGCCGTAGACGAAATCCGGCTCTTGCCCGTGAGCCAGCGAGCCGAGAACGACGAACGCGAGCGCCGCTATGAACGTGGCGGCGTAAGCGGAAACCTTTGCCATACGAGTTGGCCCCCTTTGTAGGCGAGGATGTAATCGACCGTGGCGGCATCCGGCGGTTCCGGCGGGAGGCCGGCGCCAGGCGGAATGACCGTGCCTGGCGCGGACTGCCCTTCGACAAGGCCGGCTCGGTGCACGCGCCATTGCGAGAGCAACGGCGCGGCCCCGGAGACTTGGATTGCCCGGCTGATCCGGCTGTCCGTCGGATCGGCCTCGAAAAGCCAGCCGAGCAAGCGGATCAGCGCGGCGTTGTGCACGTCGTCCGGCGCGGACGGCGCATATTGCAGGATGATCGCCGTGGCCGCCGGCATGAGGAAGCCCAGCGTCGTTTGGACCGGCGCCGGGACAGCGTCGGCGTCGGTTGCCGCGCGGATGGCAACCGCCGCCTGGCCTTGCGTGATCGTGACGGCCATTAGAACGCGCGGAAGCCGCCCCGTTCCCGGTGCGGATTTCCTGTAATGCGCTCGTATGCGTCTTGCATACGCTGCGCAATCACGCTGTCGGGATAGGCCGGCACGTCAACGAGGCCGATGGCGACAAGCGCCGCGTCCTCGATGATCCGGTTGCGATCCTCCCAGCGATCTTTGATGGCCCGGAACTCTACCGACATGCCCCGAAGGATGCGCGCCGATACCAGCTCGCGAGCTTCCCGCGCATAGGACGTGTCCGGCAGCTCGATCCGCGCTTCGAGCGCCGTGGCCGTGTTGGACAGCGTGAGGCCGGCGCCGGTCCGCGCAACCGGCGCCTCCCTGCGGTGCATGAGGTTCACCATCACGTCGTCATAGCGAAGCGATCCGGCCTCGAACCGCTCCGAAAAGTCGCCGATGCGCGCCACGTCGCCATAGCGCACGGCGGTTCCGGTGATTATGCCGTCGTCCGTCGCCCGGAACTCGACGAACCGGCGTTCCGCCTCCATTTAGACCGCCGCGTTGGTCGGGTTGATCCCGTACTGGCGCCAGCCGTCCGTCCGGCGCATGAGGAAGTCGAAGAGCATGTGCGCCGTCATCACGATCTGCGCCTTGCCCGCTTCCGTGTAGGGATCGCGGATCATGGAAATGCCCTGCCAGACCGGCGCGACGGCGGCGCCAGGCTCGCTATTGGCGATAGCCCGTTCCGTGCGCTTGGTCGAAGCGCTGTTCTGCCCTTTGAAGGTGACAGCCGCCGGCGCCGGGATTTGGAAGGATCGCCGCAAGCCCATGCCGAGCGCCCGCATGGCCGCAATCGCGTCCATGGCGTCGCCGGCGTTCTCGTTGCGGTAGAGCGTCCGCGCGGCGACATAGGTTGCGCCGCCGATCAGCAGCCGGATATCGGCTTCCGTGCGCGCGTAGCGCCCATCAAGCCCTTCCGTGCCGATCTGCCTGGCGTTCGCCCATGAAAGCTGCGGCGCGTCCCGTCCGGCGGCGGCGCCAGGCGGCACTTGAAGATCGAGCGCGTTGATAAGCCCGCGCACCTGGCCATTGGCGCCCGAGCCGAGGAGCACCTGGCGGTCGAGCTGGTAGCCCATTTCGCGCCGCAGGTCCGCGCGGAGCGTGCTTTCGAGCAAGCCGCCCAGCTCGGCAACCCCTTCCAGGTCGAAGACGTAGCGGCCCGTGAGCCGGTGCGGCGTCGCGTTCACGACGTTGAACTTGGCCGCGCCGGCGTCCGGCGCGCCGCCGCGTTCCTGCATGGCCGCTTCCGTGCCGTCCACCATGACGGGATAGTTGCGCTCGCCCGGCGGCACTGTCGGCATGGCGATACCCAGGAAGGCGGTATCGGTTGCCGTGAAAACCCGCGTGAGCATCGGCCCCGTGGTGGTGTTGACCGTCCCGAAGGAGAGCGGATCGCCGCCGGCGTCCTGCGGCGATACCGCGTCGGCGCGCTCTTCCGGCGTCGGTAGCAGCGCTTCGAGCGGCACGGTGTTGTCCGCCATGCGCAGCTCTTGGTTCAGCTCGGCTTCCGGCCCTTCGAGCACGCGCTGATTGGCGTAGGCGGTCAGGTAGCGGCCCAGGCTGATCCGGTCCCGCAGTTCCGCCGGCGCCGACGCTGCGGTATCGAGCGCCTCGATAACCGCCTTGTCGGCGTTCTCAAGCGTGGTCCGCGCCGCCGCGCGGTCTTCGTCGCTTGCATCGTCCGCAAGCGCATTCCAGGCCGCCCGCGCTTCGGCTTGCGCCCGCAGCGCCGCCCGCAACTCTTCATTCATGCTGTTTTCCTTTTAGATGGGTGAAAGGTTGGGATTTTGGACCGACGGAACGACACGTTGACAACTGATAAGCGACTGCCGATTGCCCGGCAGCTTTTGGACCGCCGTAATGTCCCAATCTATGTTTTCGTCGTCTCTAAGAATGCCCACGAGCGGCACATTGATAACGTTGGTCCGGTAGACCGCCGTGGCGATTGTGACGACGCGAGGCGAGATATCGCCCGGTACTACGCTTTCCGCGATGTTGTAGTCTTCAAGCGAAGCCCAGCGGCTTTCGAGGACGTTCGCCGGGAAATAGCTTGTGACCGGCGCCCCGTCCGGGATCGCCGCGCCCAAGGCATTGCTGAAAACCGCCAGTCCCTCGCCCTTGTCGAAGCTGTAGCGGTAGCTTGTGCCGGAGGAGAACCCGTCACTAGACCCGATGCCCGATACCTCGAAAACCGGCCCGTTGATGAACTCGCTGCCCGGCGCGTAATAGACGACATTTTCGCCATAGTAGCCGCTCGCCGTCCGCCGCACTTCCAGCACACTGGCGGCGTTGCCGCCGCTCCCTCGATTATTGAATGCGGTAACAGACTTTCCGGTCAGCGACGACAGCATTCCGACCCAAAAATCGGCAACGTCGCCGTCAAGCGTTCCGCCGACAAAATAGTTGGTTCGTCCGCTCAGAAAGAGCGACGCATAAATGCCCGGAATATCAATGTCGTCTTCCGTGAGCGTGAGCGGTTGCGCCAGAACGAGCTGACGGCCTCCCACATTGAGGATATCGCCCGTCGCCAGCGTCCCGGTGATCGCCTTGGCCGTCGCCGGCGTCTCCCCGCCATCTTTGAGCGCCAGTAGGAGCGAGCGGTGAAGGCGGTTGTCGATTTCCGACGCGCGGCTGACAACGAGCGTGACGCCGGCGACGGAGCCGTCCAACTCGAATGGGAGCGCCTGGCCGGTTTCCGGCGTGGTGGCGATGATCCTATCGAGCGCCAAGGTGTTCCTCCCATTCGGCCTGCCCTTGGACCGCGTTGCGTGTGTTATACGCTCGCGTTACGAGGATATGACAGGCGGAACACAAGGTGCGCAGGTTCGCCGTGTCCCAAAAGGCGCCCCCGGCGGCGACCGGCACGATATGGTCGCATTCGAGGCGCTGGCCGCGCTTTTCGCAGCGCGTGCACTTGTAGTCATCGCGGTTGAAGACGGCGCGCCGCAGCCGCGTCCATTCCGCCGTGCGGTAACGCGGATCGCTCATAGCCGGGTCATGCCCGAAGGCTCTCCATATCGGCGATGATCTCCTCGATCAGCGCCGGGTCATGGCCATCTTGGACAGCCTGTCGCCGAAACCAATCTCGCCACTCGCACCACTGGCGCTCATCCATGACGGAAACGCATCCGCGACACAGCCCAACAACCGGGCGTTCGCTCACGCCTTCCCCACCACGTGGAACTGTAGGAGCGGCGCCGGCTTGATGATTTCCGACAGGCCGGCGGCGATCACGGCGGCGGAAAGCGCGTCGATCCGCGCGTTGTTCGCGGCCTTGTTGAGCGCCGGGTTGCCGGCGCCGTCGAAGCGCAGCACGGAAGCGGCAATCGCGCATTCGAGCATGGTGCTTGGCGCCAGGCGCCAGGTGTGATCGTGGATGGCGCGCTGAAAGGCGCGCACGTCATGGCTTCCGTCCGCCGTGCCGGACGCGCCCTGGCCGCGCCAGTAGACCGGCGCGCGCGGTACGCCGGCCTCCTCGAATGCCGCCTTGGCTTCCGCCTTGCGGAACCTGTCGGCGCCGAGCGCGCAAATGCGGCCCATCTCCCCGATTTCGCCAATGATCTCTTTGAGGAACGGCACTACCGGCGTGACACGTCCGGGATACAGGCGCAACTCACCTTCCCGCACCATCACGTCATACTGCGCGCCCATCCTGTCGCCCTTCGCGCGCACGGATAGCGGCGGATCGTCGCCGAAGGCGCCCCAGACCCGCAGCCGGTTGGTCTCGATGCTCAATGCCGCAACGCAGGTCATCGAGCGGTTGGCGCCCAGGTCAACGCCGACGACGATATCCCCTTCAAGCGGCGGCGGATCGTCAACGATGCACTCCCGGTAGTCGGCGACTTGCACGATCACCTGGCGCTCGGCATCGACCGGCTGGTTGAGGTCGTACTGGCGGAAGTGCATTTCGTTCGCCGATGACGCTTCGGCGCGCTCTGCGGCGTCCGCCATGTAATCGAGGCTCTTGATCCCGCCTACGAGGCCGGGATTGGCCGCGTGCCAGGCGGTTTGGTCCGAAATCTCGCAATCGAGCGGCGCGGACCACTTTTTCCAGTGAAGGCGCGGCGATCCGGCGCGATCCTCCATTTCGGCGAACATCGGGCCGGTTCCCTGAATGGAAATCGCCCAAAACCGCCCGTTCCGGCCCGAAATCGCCGTGTAGAGCGCGTTCCATGTCGCGCGCTGATTTTCCGGCATGAGGCCGGCCTCGTCGATCAGCGCCAGGTCCGCGCCGATGGCGTGGCCCGTGCCCTTGTCCGTCGCCAGGAAATCGAGCCTCGATCCGCGCCGGCCCAGCATGTGCCCGGGCGGCGGCGCCCGCTTGACGGTGAGCTGATCCCACAAGCCGCTCACCTTGGCCGTGTCTATCATCGCGTCGCGCAACTCTGTCGCCAGGAAGCCCGTCATGGACCCGACGACGCCGCGCCAGCCGCGCCGATTGAGCGGCCCGATCAGGCCGGCCAGGAGAACGGCGGCGATGAAGCCCGATTTTCCGTTCTTGCGGGCAATCGACATGCCGGCTTCGCGCACGCCGTCCGCGTAGGCGCAATGCAGCCATTCCCGCTGAAAAGGCTCTACTCTGAAGGGCTTACCGGCAAGCGGACCGGTCGGAACCTTCAGCGTCGCCTCGATCCAGGCTATCGCTTCGCCGATATCCGGCGGTCCCTCGAACTCGGCAACCGTGGCGTCACGCTGCGCAGCCTCCGCCGCGTCTCTCTCGCGTTCGGCCTTTTTTCGCGCCCGGTACTGCCTGAAGTAGGCGGCGCGGCTCTTATTCGCTGCGGCTTGTGCCATCCCCTAGATGTTGCGCTGTCACCTCGCCACGGGTCAAGGGCTTTCTTTTCGCGCTATTTTTTGGGGGAGGGACCCGCCCTAACTTCGCGCCGCCCGGAATGTTGCGCCCCGGTTTTCACAGAGTGTCCCGATTGGTAGCACTGTTGCTGCAAGGATACGGCCCAGCGCGGTCTAGAGCGTGCACGGTTACGCGGGCAGGGGTCCCCATGCCCTAACTGATTTGTTTTGCAGGAATAACTGGCCAGAGAGTGAAGAACGTGCGAGTTATTCCGCGCCGATTGACGGACGCGGCGCGCTTGATGTATGACATGCGCATTGCCCATGCATCACGGAAGGAATGCACCATGGCGACCAAGCGGGATCGAGGCGATTACTTCAAGCGCCGGCGAGCGGCAAAGGCTGCGGAGCTGGCAGAGTTGAAGGCGAAGAGCGAGCCGCCGACTGACAAGCAGCTCTCCTCGACCATCGTGCTGCGGCTGTCGCCGGCAGCCGTGCACGCCATTGACGACGCGCGCGGCAACGGCCTCTTTCAGCGCAGCCGATCAGAGTTTGTGAGGGACGCGGTTTCGCACTACCTGAAGGCCGGCGCGGGCTTGTGCGCCGTGATCGCGATACTCGCCTCGCTGTCCGCGCCGGCAGACGCGCATAGGCGCGGCTCTTGCGGGCAGGAACTGGACGCCATGGCCGATGCTATTGAAGCCGGCAACGACGTGTTAGCCCGCTTCAATGACGCTTGGGAGCGCGATCCCAACTTCCCCATCACGCCGGAGGGACGCCTGCTGACAGTAGAACAAGGCCGGCACCAAATCGCATTGAACGGCGCCATGACGGCCTACATTGTCTGCGTTGAAGTGGGAAGGCAGTCGAAGACCGAGCCGGACGATCAGCACGACGCCGGCGTTTTCTACATGGATTGCAGCGGCGCGCCGCAGGATGTCAGTCTGCCGGACGATGTGGATATCGAGTGCTATTGACGTTGGTGCGGCCCGCGTGTATTACGCGAGCATTGCGTGCGCATAGCAGGAGGCGGCAATGGAGACATGGGTGCACTTGTGGGCCGGCGGCATCGGCGCTGTCGTGGTGATCGTCTTCCTGATCGAAGGCTTTTGCCGTCTCACGAAGCGATGATCCGCCCTATAGCGCGCTCGATAGCGGGTTGAGACCACGATAGCAGCGCGTCCCACCCGTATTGTGAAGCGAGGATGGCCCAAGCGTCGCCCTCGCCTCTTTCTTTTCCCCTGCCTGCCCCTTGTTTCTGTGTCTGTTTGACGGGTCTACCGGGCAACGTGTCCGGTTTTAGAGCATCGAGGATCAGCCGCCAGACGATCACGGCACGGCCGCGCCGGCTTCGACGGCCGCCAGTGCGGCCGATCAGCCCGCGATCCTCCAGCTCTACCAGCGCCCGGCGCACGGTCCGGTCACAGACACCGGCAGCGTCCGCGAGAGCGGCTTGTGAGGGAAAAGCGTTCTGCCCGGTCCGCCAGTCGGCGAACGTGGCAAGCGCGATCAGGACGGCCTTACAGGCGCCCTTGACGTGCGGGCAGTCCCGCGCGATAGTCAGTGCCTTCACAGCTACAGCCTTTCAGGGTCGCCCCGCTCCGAACGTGGCGGCCCTTCTCTTTGCGGTTATCGGAATAGGCTCTAGAACGCCGCAGGAAGCCCGTCAGCGCGCGACGGCCTCTTTCCGGTGCCTGACACCCCGGAAGGCTCTTATCGCGCGAAACTGACGGCATTCCCGGCGCCCTATGAGCCGTCGTAGGGATCGTCCTGGTCTGCGGCGACCAGCAACACGCAACCGTCGCCGTCTTCGACGCGGATATCCCACCAGCGCTGATTGCCGACGATCTTGACCGGCGCGTCCGGTTCAAGCCGAGCGGCGCGCGTGGTAAGCGCCTCGATCAGCGCCGACAGCGTAGGCGTCCACTCTGCGCTCATTCGCCAAGCTCCCTGCGGCAGTCCGCTATGATTTCGTCGACCAAGGCCGGCGTGATCCCGTCGCGCACGGCCTGATCGCGGAACCATCGGTAGAAGGCCGCTCGCCAGTCCGCCGGCAGACCGCCGACGGCCTCCCGGATGTACTTGCGGTACAGGTCCGCGCAATCTTCCATCGCTATGCGCCCCGCGCATGACAACGGGATCCCGCGAGCGGGATCTCTCCCGCGGGATCCCAAATCCATGCGCCGGGCGCACGGACCATGGCTATCGAAGGTCCCTGGCGATCCCCAACACGTCCTGCCAGGCCGCGCCCAGGTCCTGCGCAACCTTGGCGAGCTGCGGATCGCCCTCGATTTTGTTGATCGCGTCATTGAGCTGGCCGATCAGGTCCGCCAGGTGCTTCGCCGCGTCCGGCAGGTTGCGCCCGACTTCGACCGTGTTGGCGAAGGCCGCGCGCATGGGTTCCCCGGTCACGTGCGGCGACGGATACCAGTCTATGCCCGTGGTCTCTACGAGCGCCTGCGCGACGGCGGAGGCCGTGCTGAGGCTGTCGAAGGTAACGGGCTGCGGTTCCTTCGCCCCGCGCGTCATGGTGGCCAGCGTGACGGTCGTGTCGCGCTGGGTAGAGTTGATGTACCAGCTCACTTGCTACTCCTCTTGCGGCGTGAGAATGCCGGAAGCCGCCGCCGCCGCTTCAAGCGACATGCCTCCCTGTACGAGCGATTGGAACGCGCGCGCGCGCCCCTGAATGTCGGACGCAAAGAGTTGGTCCCAATCGAGCGTGATGGCCAGCCCGATCCGCGCGGCTTCCGCCGTCACGAGGCGCCCAAGCGGCGCCACGGTCCCATGCAGGAACCGGCGCCAGGCTTCCCGTTGCGCCGTGCCGTCCGATTTCTGCACGAGCTGCACGGGAAGGCCGCAGGCCGCGAGCGCGCTTTCCGTGGCCTGCGTGTACAGCGCAACGTTGCCTTCCGGGATGTTGGCGCCCATGCGCACAAGCGAGAACTCGGCACGCGGCGGCGCCCGGCCCGCGTCGCCCGTCCATGTCGCTTGCGTCTCGATCACGGCGATATTGCCTTTGAGGCTCGCCAGGTCGTCTTTGAGCTGCGCCACATTGCCGCCCTGGCCGTCCGACGGGATGGGAAGCAGGTAGCCCACGGCGGCCCCGGCCTCTTCGCCCATTGACGTTTCGAGCTTGCGCGTCAGGTCGCGCAGCTTCCGCGCGTTGGCGAGCGGCGCGACGCCGCGCAGCGAAGACGGATCGAGGTTCCAGGTGACGTGAAAGGCGCGGTCCGCCGGCACGACGATTTGGCGTCCGGCCAGCTCGAGCTGATAGCGCCCGTCCGGCAGAATCGAGTATTGCAGCCCGCGCACCAGCTCGTTGGCCTGGCGCGCGTAAACCGCCTCCCCGGTTTCGATCAGCGCGCGCCCGATATGCGCCATGACCGCCGGCGTGAAGGCGCCGGCGCCGGCGCCCCCGACCGTCGCCGACATGAAGGCGCGCGACAGATGACCGCCCGCGATTTCGAGCGCGGCGATATAGCCGGAAGCCGCCGCGTCCGCGCTCGCCTCGATCAGCGCATTCGTCACGGTGTCCGTGTAGTTGCGCTTTTCGACCGGCTCACGCCGGCGGAATGGGAGAAGGTTCATCGCTGACCCCACAGGCGATAGTTGACGCTGCTGTTGCCGCGCGCGTCGATATTGGAAATCTTGATCCGGTAAGCGGACGGTGCCACGTCGATTTGCCCGGTGATCGCCTGCCCGGTCCGCTCACGCCACCCAAGGCAGAAGAACGTGCGGCTTTCCGCGTTGCCGAGCGGCGTGTCCGCGCCCGGACACGTGAGCAGATAGGCATAGTTCACGGACCCCGCCGTGTAGCGCAGGATGAAGTACATGAGCTTGGGCGCGTCCGCCGCTTTGAGGAAGTTGTGGAGCGCGGCGTTATCGACTTCAAAATCCACATTGTTGTTGGTCAACGAGAGCTGGCCGTTGAGCATTTCCACAAAGCCCGATTGGAACGGCGGGAGCGGGTGCACGTGGTCTTCGCGGCTGGCATGTTGCGACGATCCCGCCGCCGCCTCGCCGTCCACCAATGGCGTGAAGGTCCCGACGCTGGCCTTGCCCGCGATCGCCGTTTCGTTCGCCGCGATCTTGGTGGCGTTGGCCGCGCTCCTCGTCGTGTTCGCAGTCGTGTCCGCGTCGCGCTTGTGGCGATGATCGGCGCGCGAAATCCCTTTGAGCACGCCTGCGAAACCCGTGGTCCCTGTAGATGCCTGCGGCAGCACGTCGGAGAACGGCAGCCCGCCAAGCTCATAGGCGTTCCCGGCGCTATCGACGCGGAGATAGTTGCCGGCCCCGGACGGCGACGGAACGGACGGCCCGGACGATCCGCCGCCGCCGCCAAGAGCGAGCTTGTAGAGCCTCGCATTTCCGGTGGAGGGGCTGGCCAGCTCTACTTGACACCCGGACGCCCTTGCGTTGAAACGCCACACCACAACTTTCTGTGGATTGCTTTCAGCGCCGGCAAAATATTGGGTTCCGCCTGTTCTTACTATCAACCCGACGCCATAGATATCGGGATGGCCGGACTTATCGAAGAAAAGGCCAATCGTGTCGCCAATGCCTACTTTGGCGCACGTCGCATCGCTATACGTCGCGCTGGTATTATTAGTGATTGCGACGCTTTCTAGCTCTTCAAATCCGCCCGCCGTGCCGCCGCCACTTCCCACGGTGACGAACTCAAGAGCCGTGCCGGCGGTGTTGACGCCGAGCACCTTGCCGCCTTGGCCGGTGATTGCCGGCAGCCCGGACAGGACCGCAACGTGCGGGTCTACCAGCTCGTAGTCCGAACCGTCCGACTTCACGCGCGGGATATCGCCTTTGGCCGCTGCGGATGGGGCCGGCACTTCCGCCGCCGGCGCGGGGTGCACGTGATCCGAGCGAGCCGGCGCGACGCTCGTTCCCACGGCTGCGGTCCCAAGCGCCTTGGGCGCGATGGCAGACCCCAAGAGCGCGTGCGCGTGATCCTCGCGGGCCGCGACGGCGGAGCTTCCCGCCGCGCCGGTGATGAACGAAGCGTGCGGCGGCACGCGCGTCCCGACGTTCGCCGGGTGCACGTGATCGCCGCGCGAAGCCTGTAGCGACGCGCCGGGCGCTGCGGTCCCGTCCGGCTGCGGATTGGCGTTGGCGAGCACGCGAGGCGAGCCGCAATCCCCGTAGCGGAAGCCGTCGCGCGTGGCGTTCGCCTTCGCGCACGTGCCGCTCGCGCCCACGGCCCCGAAGACGGACAGCGGGAACGTCGGGTGCACGTGATCGCCCCGGCTTGCCGCGCCTGCGCTCCCTGCGGCTGCGGTCCCGTCCACAAGCGGCGTGGCGTCGGAAAGCGGCGTCGCGTTGCCGCCGCCGCCGCTTGCCGGGTGCACGTGATCGCCGCGCGAATAGTCCGCCGATGATCCGGCAGCCCCGCCGCCGCTTTCGGCTTTCGGCGTCGCCGTAGACGGGTCCGGGATGGCGTCGGATACCGTCTCAAGCTCGTTGGCCAGGTCGTCGATTTTCGTGGTGTTGCCGGCAGTGTCCGGGTCAACCGGGTGCACATGGTCCCATGGCCCCGGCAAGTCCGAACTCCCCGGCGCGGCCTCGCCCGGCGCCTTCGGCGTCAAGAGGCTCAAGCCCACCTGGTGCACGTGATCGCCGCGCGACGCCTGCCCCGAGCTCCCCGGCACTGGCGCGGCCCCGGTAGGCGACGGGTCCGCATTGGACAGGACGATTTGCTGCGCCAGGCCGCGCACGGCGTCGGTAGAACGGAGCTGATACCACGTGACGGCGGTAAGCTCCGAAGACAGCGCTTCGACCGTCGCCGCAACCCGCGAGCCTTTGCTTTCCGCCGTCAACTCCCCGGCCACGCTGATCGTGACCGGCTCGGCAAGCAGCGCCGCCGTGATTGTGACCGTCTCACCCTGATCGTTGCGGAAGGTGGCCCCGATGGGCAGTTCCGTGATCGAGGAAAAGGCGACAAGCGGGATCGAGACCGCGTTTTGCGAGTTGGCCCGAAAGTGCAGCGTCCGCGTGGTCGAAAGCGTGGTGTTGTCGGCGAAGACGTGCTTCGCCGTGACGGCAAAGGCAAGCGTCCGGTTGGACGAAAGGTCTATCGACAGCGCCCCTTCGTAGACGCTGAAGAACGGCCCGCCGGCCAGCCCTTGGCTGTAGAGCTTCGCCGGGAGCATCGGCA